AACCAAAAATACCTCTAGGGTCTGAGAATCCAAAAGAATATCTCTCTCTAGCTTTGTATCTAACGTTACCAGTATCGAAGTCACCTTCCATAGCTGTCTTGATTGGAGCTCTAACAAACATTTTCATACCGTTAGGTACGTCAGTTTTGATAAAGAACGCATCGTCATCTGATAGGAAGTTGTTAACCACATAACCTTGTGGCACCATTCCTTTAGATACTACTGCGTTAATATCATTGTCAGCTGTTCCAACTCTACCTGCAGACTTCATCAGTCTTTCAGCAGTAAATTGAAGCGCAGATGGAATAATCATTTTCATTCCTCTTGCTGCAATTTTAAGACCTCTCTCATCTGTGAACGCTGCAATATCAATTAAAGACTGCTCTAACGATGTTTCGTTAAGATCAGCTGATACCGCTAATTCATTTGAGAAAGTTCCAGCAATGATTGGGTGGTTTGTAGCACAAAGCTCCACACCATCACCACCAGCAAATGAAGAGTCAAACGCATTGTTTAATACGTTCGCTGCTTTTACTTGCTTAGTGTTTGCCATCGATCTTGCTAAAGCTTTTGTATATCTAGACGCAAGTCTGTCATACAAGTTATCCTCGATCGCTTCTTCAGTGATCGCGAATGCTAAAGCAATTGTTTGGTTGGTATATCTAGCAGTGAATGTTTCTTGAGCACTGTCGAACACAACACCAGAACCTTCTGGTTTAACCTCTGCGTTCGCGAAACCTGATAACATTACTTCCTCTTCGAAAGCTCTGTCTGAAGTTTCTATGTCAAAAATTTCAGCATGCTGATTTTCATACCTTTTATACTCCAGGCCGAATAAGGCATTCAAACCTGGCTCTAGTTCTTTAACTAGTTGTCCTCTACTTATTGCCATATTATCCTCCTTATACTCCTACAGCAGAATTTAGGAAGTGATTAGCTATCTGTACAACACAGTTAACATTTGTATTGTAAGTTGTAGCGTTCTTAAGATTATTATTCTCAAGATCTCTCGTCACACCTAAGATTCTTAGTTGTCTTGTTGTCGTTGTCGTAACTAAACCGTTCACTTCCACTTTAGAAACATAGTTTGGTGTCGCACCAGCTACATAGCTGATATTTGCCAACGTGTTTATATTCGCGATAGCTAGAGTAGTTACGTTTTGTATCTCAAATCTCTCATACGGATCATCAGATACGAATCCTACGATATCAGTCGCAGTGTTCGAACCTTCTAAGTGATTCGCAAAAGTAGGCTTTTGAGTACTAGCGTCAGTAAAAAAGATTCCGTTTAATGAACCTAGTAATTGATCGCCTGTTCCCGCTACACCAATATAACCTGTTGCCAATGCTTTGACAGGGTCATTTTGATAAATAGCAGTCGAACTTGCAGCAATACTAAATTCGCTTAAACCTTGGTTATCTCTATTCTGACCAATTTTGCCGATTGGTCTTAGACCGAATGCAGCATCTTGATTAGTAGCCATATTTTTTACTCCTTAGTTTAACTTATTATTAGTATCGAGTTATCTTGATATCACAAAGAAATTATTTCTTCGTACCACCAAAAGTTACACGACTTTGTCTCTCAGCATTAATCGGCATGCTAGAGTGCTGCTCCTTCATAAGATCGTTGTTTATTGCCTCGTCTTTCGCTTCGGTCTGCTTTTTAAAGAAGTCCTCACGCGACTTTGCGATCTCTTCTGGTATCCTTGCCAGCACAAGGCCGCCAACTCCGATGACTCCTGCGTATTTACCGTCCTTCATTTGTGGATACTCTGAGTCTGGATATTCATCAGCTCTAACTAATTCAAATCCTGATCTCATTTTCCCTGACATATTCTTGGTATCATCGAAACCAAGTACCTCAGTTCTTATCCATCTATGTCGGTAACCGTCCGGCGCAGGTGGTGCATCTAAAGATGATGGTGGAGTCCAAGTCTGTGGTCTTTTAGTTTTGTCCCTAGACTGGCTCGCACGAGGGGTTTTTATTTTATCATTTTCCATATGCTATACCTCCTTCATGTTTTTACGTTTTTGTTTCGCATATTCTTCTAATGGCACATCCAATTTTTTAGCGATAGCAACTTCAGAAGGTGTGAGTCTGATAGTTTGGCGACCGGTCTTATTTACACTTCGCTTCGCTGAAGCGACTATCTGTGTCGGCTTGGTCGTATCTTGTTGAACCTTATCCTCATTATTAACAAATTTCTGCGGAAATGCAAGAGCCATTCTCTTATCTATCTCTGCGTAATATTCGTCTGATTTAGGATCGATTCCTTCTTCTTCCACTAGGGTTTTATGTATGTCAAATGCAGTGTAAGTCATTGGCTTATCTACACCAAACCATTTGTTTTTAGATCCCCAATCTTCTGCTTTAGGATCTGGAGTATCTTGTCTAGGACCTACTTTTGGTATTTCCTGCTCCTTTGGTTGGTCTTTAGCCATTTGTTCTCTAGCTGCTTTTGCTTCGGCTAATCTTGCCTCTTCGTATCCAAGACTAGCTATTTGTTTATTAGCTTCAACTTCGGCTGCAAGATCTCCTGCTTCCCTAGCTGCTGCTAATTTAGCTGCCGCTGCTTGTAGACCAGATGCGATTTTTTCTTCTCTGTCTTTAACACCAGCTGCTTCTACTGAAGAATATTTTTTCTCAATATCTTCTTTTTGTTTCTTTTGAGATTTAGCAAAATCTAAAGCTTCATCAGCTTGTCTCTGTGCTTCTCTCCATTTTTTTGTAAGTTTCGCAATTCTTCTTTGTACGTCCTTACTGTAATTCTCTAATTCTTCTTTCTTTTGTTCTACAGGTTTTTCTTCCTGTTTTTCTTCAGGCTTCTCGTCACTCGCTTCTTGCTTCTCCTCTACAGGTTCAGCAGCGGGCTTCGAGTCGCTAGAGACTTCCTCTTTGGTTTCTATTTCATTTTCTGGTTTCTGTTGCTCAAGTTCTATCTCGGCACCTTCTCCAGAAGTATCAATATCAACCATAGGAACGTCTTTTTTTGTTTCTTCTTCTTTTTGCATAGTCCTCTCCTATGTTATATGTAATGCAACACAGATTCTGGATCCTTAATTGTACCCAAAACCTCGTCGTCGTTAAGAAGACGAACTTCTCCGCCTTCTATTGGTAAACGTGATCCAGCATATCTTGCAAAGATCACCCAATCTCCTTCTTTACACCAAGGGCCACTTGGAAATTTTTCTTTATCTCCATATGCCATTGGTCCCATTTTAACAACATAACCACAATTAGTTGCTATTCTAGCTTTGTCTAATGACTCTTGAGCTATTATAATTCCACCTTTAGTTTTTTCTTTTGGTGTAAAAGGTAAAACTAAAAGTCTCCATCCTGATGGGACAGGTAATTCACTTTTAATATCTCCAACATTAGTTTCGTCAACTCTTTTTACTTCAACTGACTCAACTTGTTGTTCTTTGTATTTTTCTTCCAAAGCGTTTTTATGCTTTGGGACCTCTTCCTTTCGGCTTGCTGAGGTCGATAACTGTTCCTTCTGTGTCTTCATTTTGCTCCTTTTTATTTAGCAGGTTAGAGATTTCCTGAGAAATATACTGATAGGCATGTGCCTGTCCTAACATATATTTATATTTCTCCATATTGTCAATGTTTCCAGCCATCATACTGTCAGATATATTCACATACAGTTGTTTCAGCTGTCTTTGTATTTTACTTATTAGTTCTAGGTCCATCAAAGTCCTCCAATATTTCTAGTTTATCTTTTGCTTCAGCAATCTTACCAACTAACTTATCTAATTCCTCTAGGTGTTGTGGGTGTTCCCCAATACCAACAGGATTCTTCAAATAAATGTTTGCGGTAGTATCTGCTGCTGCAATATCTGCTTCGTACTTAGCTCGAAGCGCAGCTATCATAGATTTGTCTAGCATTTCCAACGTCTCCGTGCCTGACGGATACGTGAGTTTGGATCATTTCTTGTTTTTGCTGATGCTCTTTTGAGTTGCCCTAATGAACGTGCGCAGTATGATTTTCTGCGTTTGGCAGCTTTTGATCCAGGTTTCACTTTTCCTGTCACGGCTGTTTTTAGTTTAGAACCGGGATTTAGTCTTCTATAGGCTTTGACCCCGGCTTGTGTCATGCCTGCTCCAGACTTTGTAGGTCTAAAGTTCTTCTTATTTCTTGCGGGCATTGTGCCCTTTGAAAATTCTTCTCTAATTTGAAAATCGTTTCTCATTATCCAGTATATCCAATTGTTACAGAATCAGTTTGATCTAAATCTAAATATACACCGTTTTTAAATCTAATACCTGAACCTGGAACAAAGATATCTAGACCTTCAGCACCAAACTTTGCTTGAAACTCTAATGCACCACCTGTGCCAGTTCCGTCGTGTAATTTAACAACAGAATTACTTGCAGCGTGTGCTTGAATGTATGTGACTCTACATGGTCCTAAATTTGTACTACCACCAGTAATAGTTTTAAAATTACCATCACCTGTTAGTGTTGTAAACTTCTGATCACTTGAAAAAGATCCGCCGCCTGCCATTAGTCTAACATCCCCTTATAATATTTTGCGTACGATTTATTATTTAATTTAGTTCCAGCATACGTACTATTAATTGCTGGTCCTATATATTCTTGAATACTGCCGCCTCTACTTGCAAACGTTCTTGCTCTTGAAGGTTTTGGTCCCGTGTTAGCTTTCGCTTGTTTTCTTCTTACGGCACCCGCACGTTGCCCTTTGGACATTCGTCTTGCTTTCGCAATGGGCACGCATTTTGGATAATTTTTTCTTTTTTCTCCACCAGATCTTCCACACTTCGGGTATGAGCCATCCGATTTTTTGTTGGCAATATCTACCCAATTGTCTTTCACCCATTTTCGTAATCCCATTATCTTATCTCGCAGCCTCTGCCTCTTTTTGCAGCTCCTCCGCTACCAAAAGAAACTCTTCCACCAGAAGCTTTTTTCTTTTTACCACCAGGTGTAATTTTACCAGAGCATACACCTGATGCGTACATGTTTGCGTACGCACTTGGGTATACTTTAAATTTTCTTTTTGCTGCTGCTTTTCCTTTAGGACAAAGTTTTGCCATAATTAAGCCTTCGCTGTTTGTTTTGCTCTTTTAAAGTCAGATGCTTTAGGTGCACCTTTTGCACCTTTTTTTCTCATCTTACCACCACGTTTTCTTTTAGCGTGAATGTTTGCGTATAAACCTTTTCTCATTAGCCTATCACTTTTTTCTTATTTTTCATTTTTTTGACAACTTTTTTCTTTTTGCTGCCAGGCTTTTTAATAACACCTTTAGCTATTAAAATATCCTTTTGAGTAACTTTACCATCACCAGACATATCAGGAAAACTTCCTTTTTTGTATACGCCTCTCTTCATCATACCGCCACCCATTTTCTTAACACGTCCACCTTTCATGTATCCTTTAGGTGAAACTTGTTTGTTGTATATTCTATTTGCCATTATTTTTTTCCTCCGTTCCTAAATATTTGTGTTCCCTTTATACCAAAAATACTCGCAACTACAAGCACCCATAAATTAGTGAACCATTTTGGAAGCTCATGAAAGTATTCGAAGAATAGCTTTACCTTCTCCATGGCAGTCGGATCGTCCGACATAACTGCCCACATAAGCACCACGATG